CATTTTTGGACCTTCGTTGGTTATTATGATTTTAAATGATCCGTTTTTTTATTAGTCCTTGTTTTATTTTGAGAGGGCGAACCCTCTCATGACTTTGTTTTAATCGGTTTATATTAAAATAGATTGAACATGCTTAACCTCCTTTGTTAATAATTAGAAGTCATATAAATAATAGCATTATATTTTGATAACGCAATAAGATTAACAGACAAACATTGCTTCCTTTCCTAGTTGTAAAAGTCCATAGTTTTGGCACTTATCATTATGGCATATTGATAAATTAACTGTTTTTTCAATACCATCGAAACTTATCCCGTATTCCATTTCTTCTTCGCATTTAACGCAATGATTTGCCAAAATTTTATCGTCTTCGCTCATGTCATACTCCGTGCTTATCCTCATAATTCTCTAACTCCATAGAAAAGTCTGGGGTATTCAAATTCTCTTCTGCTTCTATTTCTCCGCAATTATAGTGGTAATATTCTTCTTTACATTCATAGTCATAATCATTCATTATCTTTGTCTCCCCATCCAATTTTTTTTAGAAATTCAAAAACCTTGGTATGCCCATACTTATAACTTTTTAACAAAGCATTTTTTTTAGATTTATCAATATAATCTGTATATTTTGAAAGGTATTTAACAACATCAAGATGTCCATTAGATGCGCTAGATATTAATGGCGCGTCAATTTCTCCATAATGTTCTTCATGAACATTCCCTCCATTTTCTAAAATATATTTTACTATATTAATGTTTCCTCTATCACAAGCCGCTGTTAATACACTTCCTATTCTAATATTAGCCCCTTTATCAATAAGATATTTAAAAATGTCAAATTTCCCTGCAGAAGCGCTCCTTATTAATGGCAAATTTGAAATTGAATTTACATCTGCTCCTTTATCAACAAAGTATTTAACAATATCAAGGCTTATTCTTGATGCCTTCATAAGAAATGAATTATAATCTTCTTTTGTAAATTCAACTTGACATGAAATTAACTTAATAATATCTATCTTTTCACAGTCTAATGACGTAAAAAGAAGTGCTCTCATTTTATCTTTAAATTTACTTTTTCTCATTGTTAACCCCCTGCGACATTTTTATGTAATATTCCATTGTATTTTCTAGGTTTTCTATGCCTATTAATTCAATTTCTTTTTCTGATAGGTCTTCTATTGCTTTTTTAACTTTTGAAGGATCACCTAAATCTGATACATTTTTTAGTTTTCTAGCTACAGTTGCTTTTGTTATTTTATCTGGAATGTCTATGTATATATTATTAGGTTTATATTTTGGATAATGTTTTTCGTAATTATTTTTTTGCGGTATATCTTCTCCAGCGTACACACTTAATCCTAAGCCGTGTAGAGCTATGGCCTTTACCAAACACCTCTGGATAGATGTGTTTATCTGGAACGCATTTGGCTTTAGTATCGGTTTATTTTCGTAATCAAGAACAGGATGTATCTGGCTCATTACAACATCTTCTACTGTTACAGAAACCTCTACGAAATATCCAAGATCTGTTTTCATGTAGGGAACTCCGTCGTATCTCTTTACTTCCCATGTTGACTTTGGGAATGCCTTTTTTAGCTCAGTTACAGCGTAAGCCCAAGATAAATAATTAAATCTACCCTTTTTTTCTAGTTTTGATTTAACATTAATCTTGTTTAATACAGAGAATGTAGAAATATCTGTCATAATAAATTACCCCCTAATCAACTTTATTTATTCTCTTGTTCTACTAGATACTTAACAACAAGAAGATGCCCATTCTGTGCGCTTAATTTAAGAGCATAATCATCATCTGCATGAATATTACCTACTTTCTTTATAAGATATTTAACCTTATCCATATCTCTCTTCTCTACTGCTTCTATAAATTGATCTTCTGTATTCATTTTATTAACCTCTACGAAACAAAACTTCTGTTGCAAAAAGGACATCCTGTTATCGTCTCTTCTTTATATTTCTCTACCATTTCTTCTGTATCTACCAATGATTTTCCACATGAATAACATTGTAGGTCATGAGGGATAAAATCTAATGCCCATTCTGGTTGATGTGAAAGTACTTCTGATATTGATTGTTTATTCATGAATAACATCTCCTTCCCAATATAATATATAGAGTGTTTATATATTATGACTTGAAATTGAAGATGTCAACTTGTTTATTTATTCTCTTGTTCTACTAGATACTTAACAACAGGAAGATGCCCATTCTCTACTGCATCTATCAATTTCTCTTCTAATTTATTACCTTTATGGAACAAAGCTTTTGCTAATTCACTCATATTTTAGCCACTACTGATTAAAATGGTATGTCGTCATCCTGAAAAGTACTATTATTATCTGTAGGTGCTTGTTTGTATTCTTTGACAGGAATATTTGTTTGTATTTGTTCTTTTAATACACCAAGAAAGTCACAAACCAAATCAAAAGAAGTTCTATTATTTCCTTCTTTATCTGTATATGATTTTTGTTCTAGTCTTCCTTCTGCTATAACAACGCTTCCTTTTTTTATTAATCCATTATTAGCTTCTGCTAGATTTCCGAATGCAACAATGCGATGCCACGTAGTTTTTTTCTCAAATTCTTCTTCGCCGATCTTTCTATATTTTGTATCGGCAATATTTACTGACAGAACTGCGAGTCCTGATTTTGTGTACCTAACGTCCGCGTCACTACCCGCATATCCTCGAACTCTTATCTCATTACGTGTTTTCATTATTTCCCCCTTTTATTTTAAAAATCTTTTAAGCATTTTAACAAATCTATCCGGTTCATTTTCAAGAAATGAAATTGATGACTCTATAAATGACTTGTAGTAAGACTCAATTGATTTTTTCATGAAATACATGTCATTTTCTTGAGTAAAGCTCATTGATATGAAAAAACTGCGCAACAATATTGATATTACTTCTATGCTTTTATTAACAAATTTTCCAAATGCATATTCAATTTGTTCGTTAGATATTTTGTTTGAATGAATTATATAATCGTCTATATCATATCTTACAGCATGAAATAATTCTTCGAACTCATAGCTATCCAATAAATTATTTATGCATTCTCCCTCTATTGAAAGCAGGTTCTTTTTGTTTATTTTAATCATATTTATTTTCTATCTTCTTAAGATTTTTATTCATAATTTATTATCCTCTGCAGCAAGACAAATCTCATCCGTTTGATTCTTTACTAATCGCAATGCCCGTCCATTCTCTTTGACATCTTTCAATGCTTTTTTGCCTTCAAGTTTATCTTTCATTATTAACAATCCTCTCTAGTCTTTTAACGGCGCTTTTCCATATATATTTATTTCTATTAAGCCATATCCACATCAATTGTGGGCTAACTGGATATGTTATTGTGCTCAATTTCCTTGCTAAATTTACTTGAGAACCTGCATTTTCAAGTGCTTCCTCCAATAGATTTCTTATTCTATCGTCAATTTCTATGTGATTTATTATGTTCATATTTATTCTCTTATCAAATCTCTTATATTTATTCCTTTATTTCTATCTTCATCTGTTATCTCGCATTCATCAAAATCTCCTTCCAATCCAGAACAATCTCCATACAATTCAGAACAATCTCCTACCAATCCAGAACAATCTCCTATCAATTCAGATTTATCGCCAAACAATAAATGATCTTCTATATTCTTAAGCTTCTTTTTCATGATATTTCATTCCATATTTTGTTATTAATAATGCCTCTGCTCGGTTATGGTCTTTTTTTCTTTTCAAGTCTTCCTTTAATTCTGGGAATAGTTCTCTTGCCAATTTTAAAGACCCCTCCTTTCCTTTTTTCATCAAATCAAAATGCTTCTTCCATTCTTTTGAATCTATTATTATCAATTTAATGTTATTTCTTTCACAAACTGATTCAATAATTCCCTGCGTCCTACCCATACAAAAATATGTCCAGTGCCTGCTATTTGTCATGTATTTGGGTGGAGATTCCAAAATAATCAATTCTACTGGGCTAAATTTATGAACAATGCTGTCAAGCCACACGTGTGAAATCTTTTTCGAGTCAGCTTTCCCGCTCACCTTAAGATCGAGGACTCCGTACGGCTTGACGTTAACCCCTTTTTTATCTATTAATTCAATTCCTGTTCTTATAAATCCTAGGGCTCCAGTCAATCCTGGATCAATTCCTATTATCATTTTATAAACTTTCCTTTAAAATATTAAGAATATCGTAACATCCTTCTATATACCCCTCATCAAATGTACAGTCTTCTCCAAATTCATAAGACGGATCTATACATGTAAAAATTTCATGGTCCAGTGAAGCATTCTTTTCTTTAATGAACGATTCTATTAATTCTATTACGTTTATTTTTCCCATTGTCAACTCCTAAAAAATTATTTTTATCTGAACTTGGCCCGTCGATAACAAGCAAAACATTATGATTTTTTATATTTCTTGACTCCGCATAATCTATTATTGCAATAATTATAAATGCTAATAGCATCCCCATTGAGACCGCTAGAAGCATATCAATATAATCGAATACATGCTTTTCTTTTGATTCATTTTTCACTGTTGGTTTCTCTAATCCTATTTTTCATTTAAAGGTATTCATTTCTTCTCTTACTTTTGATCTTGTAAATACTTCACAACATCGATATGCCCCTTATCTACACTCCATCGCAGAGCATAATCATCCTTCGCATGAATATCAGCACCTTGTTCCACCAAGTACTTCACAACATCAATATGTCCATTCTGTGCGCTATATCGAATGGCCTCATTATCACGTGTATGAACATCTGCACCATGTTCCACCAAGTACTTCACAATCCCAAGATGTCCATTCCTTGCGCTATATCGAAGAGCAAAAACATCATATGCATAAACGTCAGCACCTTGTTCCACCAAGTACTTCACAACATCAAGATGTCCATTCTCTGCGCTAAATCGCAGAGCAAAATCATCTCGTGCATGAACATTAGCACCTTGTTCTAAAAGTGATTTCACCTTGTCAAGATCTCCATTCTCTGAGGCATCCATCAATTTATCTTCTAGTGTTTCCATTTCTTCTCCTGTTAGATGGCGATATATAATAAACACTCTTTACTTTACTTTGGCTAGTTACATGTGTCAACATTTCTTGTGATTTATATAAAAAATGATTTGAAAACGAATATTGATTGGTTATATAATTGATGAAGCAAGTCGTATTCATATTATGAATGCGCATTCTTTATAATTATAACAAGATGTCATTATTATAGGGATCACCAATCAAATAAGAGATATCATAATAACAATCTCTTTCACTTATTTCATGGTAGATCTGAACAAAGAAATGGACGACCAATTATCAAAATAAAAGGTCCATACAAATGAGAAAATTTTCCGTTATAAGGAAGATGTGGTTTTCTCTATTTATGCGTCGACCTTTATGGTTCTCGATTCGATAGGGAAAGAACAAGGAATAATGCCAGCAGAATGAAACCCGAACTGGCGACTGAGTCCGAAAGACCAAGCAGGGGTTGACACGCTATGCCGTGGAACGTGGTCAAGCAGAGATAAGCATGGAGATTCTCTGTTGCCGATATGACGTGCTAGATCGAGGGGCGATATCATTGGTAAAAGGTACGATCACGCCTATTATTTGGGTTGGGTTTCCTTTTGCCAATAATCAATGCAATCTCAGGGCGATAAACATATTATCCAATAAATATAATATTAAAGAATAGATGTAATCGATTCATTAAGAAATGAGGTCTTACCATCTTCGCGAAGCGAAGTTGTTAGATTAATAAAAAGCGTTATTTGTGAACTTTGCTGGATTTAATTTATTATAATTACAATTAACGACATGAAAGTTATCATGAAAAATGACTCTAGATTATGATGAATAAGAATGTTTTGATAATTTATTTTTTTTTGTCAACTTATCGATAAAAAAACCTATTTTTCTTAGGGAATAGACAGACCGCCTGCCGGCATTCTTATAAGTATAATTGCTTTGTAAGCTATTATTATTATTATTATTGTTGGTCTGTTCTGACATTATTTCTTCACCTTAAATAATGTATGATTCCCTTCGCTAATAATTCCATCTATTTCATCAAAGTGGGAAATAGCTTCTTCTATGATGTCATCAATATTAGGTCCAATATTTGATGTCCTATAATGCTCAAGAAGATTAACCGCATACCGGACGCATTGTTTTATGAATTTCCTCTCTATATAATCTTTCATTGTTAATATCCTTTATTAATCGGATGTTGATGTAATATGTCGTTAGTGCAGTTTGTTATAATCAAATTCAGGTTAATCCACATTAATAACATTAGCACAGAGAATAATATAATACCTTTTGATATCTCAATTAATTTCTTCATCATTAAAACTTCCGTGTTCTTTTGTTTTATTATTTTCTGTTTTTATATTAAGTATGTGGTCAGAAATCCGACATGAATTTATAGAATCAATAAAATTTTCTTCTTCTTCATTGTCAAATTCGCCAATTATTTCCTGCGCTGCTCGTATTTTTGATTCATAGATACGTTTTTCTTGTGACCACATATCTATAAGATCTAGTATCTGTTCTCTATTTTTCATGATTTAGTATCCTTGTTGTGGTTAGTTTCTTTTATCATGTAATGAACATTGTTAAGTCGACATACATTTTCTACGTGGAATAGGAATTTCTTTAGTTGTGTTTCTCCTTCTTTCTCATTCGCAATCTCACGAAGATCGTGAACAAGATCAATAAGAGTAGATGTTAACCTAATTAGATCTTTCCTATTTGCTTTGTAAATACTATTCATTTTCAAATAAACCTCTTGTTATTCCCCTTCTTAATAATACACTATAGTTAAATACTGTATTTTTATTTCCGCAGAATTTGCATTGAGAACTAATTATTCCCCTATGTTCTATATTATTTATCTCTATGCAATTTTTTGATTTGCATGTACTGCAAAAGTAAAAGCACGAAGATTTTTTCCTAGCTGTCTTCATTTGATAATTCCTCAAGTTTCTTGATTGTTGATATTAAATCATCTTCAAAATAGTGAGAAACTCCATTTTTATTCTCATCATCCAATTTAATCTTCCAGTCTTTTAGATTTTCTAACCATAATCTTATCTTCTCTTTATTTCCTTCATCTTTAAGACTATTAAATAGCGCACTAAATTCATAATGCTCCGCGTAGTTATTTCTGTTAAAATCAAGTTGACCGTTATTTATACTAAGAGAAAGATACTTCACAACATCAATATGTCCATTCTCTACACTCCATCGCAGAGCATAATCATCCTCTGCATGAATATCAGCTCCATGTTCCACCAAGTACTTCACAATCTTTAGATTCCCATTCTCTGCGCTCAATTGAATAGCATGATCATCCTCTGCATGAATATCAGCACCATGCTCCACTAGATACTTCACAACATCAATATGTCCATATGCTGCGCTCCATCGCAGAGCATAATCATCCTTCGCATGAATATCAGCACCTTGTTCCACCAAGTACTTCACAACATCAATATGTCCATATGCTGCGCTCCATCGCAGAGCATAATCATCCTTCGCATGAATATCAGCACCTTGTTCTACGAGGGATTTAACCGTATCGATATCCCCACGATTTGCTGCATCTATCAATTTATCTTCTTCCAACGACATATTCATTTTATTTTCCTAATAATATTAAACTAATGTATAGCGCTATTGTTGTTATTTGTTTTCAATTATAAACACTCTATATATTGTGTCAACCATATTTTTATATTTATGATACATTTTAATATATTTACGCAAAAACCGGTATTTTTTATAACCAATTTTTAAATTTTGTGATAAAATATATGGACTTATGAGACTATTTATTAGGAATAATATATGGCGACAAAAAAAAAGAAGTGGATCCAGTCAGCAAAAAATACCGGAGGAATAAAAGAGGGCGGCCTTCATAAGACGTTAGGAATACCGGCCGGAGAAAAAATACCTCTTAAGAAAATAAGGGCTGCAGCAAGATCTAAGAATAAAAAAGAGAAAATGCAGGGTATTCTTGCTATTACATTCAGGAAAATGAGAAGGAAAAAGACGGGTAAAAAATAATTATGGGAAGACCGGTGTATTATGCTACGGACGAAGAACTAGAACATATATTGGGTATGTTTAGAGAGGGTGCTTACATATCTGAGATAGCAACATATTTCAATATTACACGGGTAGGGCTATGGGAAAGGTCTAAAAGAGACGAGAGGTTGTTTAACACCATTAAAAAAGGAAAAGATTTTTCATTGTCGTGGCACGAAGCAAGAGGGAGAGAAGGAATATTCAATAAAGACTTCAATGCTTCTACTTGGTTTATGATTATGAGGAATAAGCACGGATGGCACAATAAGCAATTTGAAGAAAAAAATGATACTGGAGCTAAACTGAAAGGAGATACAGCTATTGCGAAGATAAAGGATCTATCAAATAAAGTATCGGATCACAAAATTTCACTTACCGCAGCTAAAAAACAACTCTCCATTCTAGAGGCAGAACTAGCAGGAGAGGCGCAAGAAACATTAAATGCTTTGAAGAAATCAATTGATATGTATTCTAAATAGTAACTTATATAAATATAGGGGATTAAATATGAGAAAGTTTCATGTAAACGAAGACAGGCAATCCGTACCAGAATATTCTCCTGGATTTTCTGATGAGGGGACTGCTGTTCTTATTGCTGCTAATACTCCAGTAACCATTCCTGTTCCTGCTGGAACAATAAAAGTTCTTATTACTGGGAGTAACCCATACAAAATATCATCTCAACCAATAACACTTCCTATTGATGACACTCCTATTGCTTCTACTGGGAGATGGGGGGCTCAGTTGGTTGTTGCTTATGATGTTGATCCAGTAAGTGGAGATAGAACTCCTATTACTAATCTATATGTTGTTTCTCGTAGTGATTGTGATGTTCAGGTAGAGTTTTTCGGGGGATAGTTATAATGTCTTTCTATGTTTATAGTAACAAATGGCAGAATGCATACAATAGCAAATACTCAGAAGATTTTTTATCGAATGGCGCACCTCCTCCTCCAATTCCTGTTTTATGGATAGATGATGATCTTAGTTTTTGGGTTGATGATAATGGAGATAACTGGATAAATTTCGCATGAGAACTTCAATATCTTCTGCTTCATTAGATAGGTTAAAAAAAGAGGTGGATAGGATTGTTAATGTAAAGAATTATATATCTTTCGTTGTTTGCAATGTTAATGAATACGAAGAAATAAAACGGAAATATGAAAAATCAGAAAACGACATCGTCTGCCTCATCAAAGCATTCTAAGTTAAAGAAAGGGTATTACGTAGTATTTAATGACTCTAAACATTTGTTGTGCAGTGTTTTTAAGAAAGGATTTAGGCATTGCGAGGTTATAAAGATTGAAAATGAAAATGGAGGGATATGTATTGCATTTGCTGGAGATGGATTTTTTGTTAGTTATCAGAAGATGGATGTTATAAAAAAGATAGTTTCTAACAAAAATTACACAACTGTATTTGTTGGGAAAAACATTAAAGAGGATTCATTCGATAAGGTTTTATATATAATGACATGTGTATCTGTTGTTAAGTCTGTTATTGGTATTAATAAATTATCAATATTGACACCATTTCAGTTATATAAATATCTTATAAATAACGGCGCTATTATATTTAAAACGTGATAAGGGGGCAATATGGGCGGAGGTAATTCTTCATCAAAAAAGGCAGCCAAGGCTGCTCAGGCTGCAGCGGCAGCTGCTGAGGCACGAGAAGCACAATTGGAACAGGAGGAAAAGGAAAAAAATAAATCTCTTATGCAACGAGAACTTCAGTCATTTAAGAGATCTAGGTTTTCTGGTGGTTCTTTATACGATCAAATAACTGGAAATTCAAAATTGGGGTAGTCATTATGATAAATGGTGATAGAAATAAATCTCCGTTTCATTTCGGAAATTTTATGTTTGGACACGGGTCTAATTGGTTTGGAAATAAAATTGGGCCAGGTTCGTTTTTTCGTTTAATGATGAGTAGAAATAGGAAGAGGAAGAAAAGTACTAAATCTATCTATGACAATATAACTGGAAATTCACAATTCGGATAATTATATATGCCAAATTCTGATAAAAGAAAATCTCCACAGAGACCGTCCAAAGAAGATCTTAAAAAGCGTTATACGCAGGCCGAATCTCATAGGACTGTATGGGCAAGCAGATTGGACGAAATGTATCAATATTTCTTTCCAACAAGAGCTAGATTTTTCAATAAGACAAAGGGCCAGAGTAAAACAAATAATATATTTGATTCTACTGGAGAGATCGCAGCAGAGGAATTTGCGAACTTCTTAAAAGAAATGTTGATGCCTACTGGAAAACAGTGGATAAGTCTTGGAGTTGGAGAAGCGATAAATAGGTTAGATCTTAGTGATTCCGAATTAAATAACGTAAAAGAAAAATTGCAGAAAGATACAGAGATATTGTTTCAATACATTAATCGATCGTACCTTGATCTTGCGCTTGTTGAATCATTTAGAGAAGTAATTGCAGGGACTGGTTCATTGATAATACAGGAAGGAGACATAGAAAACCCACTAAATATTTCATCTGTTCCAATGTATAACTTGTATATAGGTGAAACATCACAAAATCAAATACATGATTTTTGGCGCGTGTGGAAATTAAAGAAACTTGATATATCATTAAATTGGCCCAAGGCAAATATGGGCCCTATAAATGGGATTAGTGATGAGAATGATATATCTCTAATTGAGGGGTGCGTTTATCTTCCTGATAACGATAAGGATTATAAATACTATTATTATGTACAGGTTCAAAATGATAATAGGGATATTATCTATGAGAGTTATTTCGATATCAATCCATTCACTGCATTTCGATTCGATAAAGTATCTGATGAGACGTACGGTAGGGGCCTGCTGGAGATAGCCCTCCCGTTCTGTAAAGTGCTGAATAAAATGGCTGAATATGATCTTCAGTCAGCTGCTAGGATAGCATATCCTCCATATATTGATCTTACGGGAAGAAGTCTGAATCCTGCCACAAGCAGACTTCTACCAAACTCGTTGTTATCAATACAATGGAATGGGTCTGGACTTCCTATTCAACCACTTCAGTCGGGAGGCAACCTCCAATACGCAGACTTAAGAATGCAGGACCTGCGTAATATTATACGTCAAATTCTATATTCAAATCCCATAAGTGAGATAGAGAATATTCCTAATAGGACAGCTACGGAGTTCGCGATAAGACAGCAAAACTTCATTGAAAAAAGCAGCAGGGCAATCGTTAGATTGGCTAGGGAATGTGTAATACCTATTGTGCAAAAATGCGTTAATATCCTAAGGAAAAAAGGTCTTTTAGAAGACATAACTTTATCAAATGGCGCAAGATTTGAATTATCGTATGAATCACAAGTCGTTGAAATTGAATATAATTCTCCGGTTGTTAAATTAGAAAATGAACAGAAGGTACAGTCATTCCTTAAATGGTTGCAGATGATATCTCAAGTACTGGCTGTCCCTCATGTACAAACTCTTATATCTGAAAATACATATCAGTGGATAGCTCAGAATTTAGATGTAGACCTATCAATAATTAATAATCCGGATGATGCAAAAGCCGCAATGGTAAAATTGGCCGGAGGATTACAAAAATTAAATTCTGCAGCAGGATCAAGCGGAGTTAATTTGGCTCAGTCACTTGGTTTATTGCCAAATATGTCTGGCCAACCTGCGACGCAAAATGTGCCTAGCAGTCAACCTGGCTAGGATAATTAAAATGAATAAAGATACAATAAACATGATAAATGAAAATACAATGAAATATGAAGAAGAATGTCTAATGGTGGCATCATTATTTGTATCAAAGACGGGCAAAAAATTCAGAAGATATCTTGAAGAATGGTTAAAGACGCCCGTTGTTTCTCCAAGTGAAAGTCCAAATTTCGCGTATTTCCGAGAAGGATCAAAAGAATTAATTAGAATATTGTTTGAAATGGAAAGAAACGGGAATAAATAATAATTTTTAAAGAGAGGTTTATATGAGTTTTTCTGAAGGCGTAGCGGCTAGTGATGAATCGGCGCCATCATCTGTCGACACAAATCAAAATGATGTATCACAAAATATTGAGACAAATGTCGATAAAGATCCAAATTCTGGTTGGTATATAAATAAGTCAGGAGAATTGCGAGGCGACGGAGATAAACCAGAATGGCTAAAGGAAAAATATGGTGACGTATTTAAACAGGCAGAGGCATATCCGCATGCAGAAAGGAAAATATCTGAATTAACAAGCAAATTAAAAGAGCTACAAGGTGATGGTGCAGATATACCAGCAGAGTATGAATTTAATATACCAGAAGAATTTAATGATTTAATCGACGATGATGATCTGATAATGGGTGAATTTACTGATGAGGTATCTAATATTCTTAAAGAATCTAAAATCGATCAGCCTACATTCGATAAGGTATCTCACTCATTCCTAAAATTCTTGGACGGGTACTATCAAGACGCCCAAAAACACGAAGACTCATATATAAAGTCAGAAATAGAAAAGATAGGCCCAGATGCAAAGAAACAGTTCGCAGAGATGCAAACATGGATAGGGCAAAATCATCCTACTGTAGATGCGGAAAAACTATTAAAGAATATCCCTAATGCAGATTTTTTTATGGAATTGAAGAAAATGCGTGACGGATCTCCGTCATCTGGTATTCCAACTTCAAATAATTCACATGATTCAAATGAATCCTACGATCAACTTAAAAAGAATTTGCTTGATCCAAGGATACGAACAGACAGCGGGTTTAGACGAAGAACAATGGATGGTTACAAAAGATTATTCGGTAACAATTAATTGGATAGTGCTTTTTACAATATTTTCTATATAATACAAGAATATAGGCGCGCATAGGTCACTTTCTGTCTTCTGACAGATCCCCTTGTCTCGCAGACCCAACCGCAAAGCCCTCGGTTCTGAGGATACCTTTAAAAGTTGTTAATAATTTATTAATTTTATTAATTTTTTTTGGAGGTAACCGATGAGTTATCTAGATACTATTAAAACAAAAATGTACAAGGACATGTTCATTGAGGATTATCAAACTCGTGCAGATAAAGTAGCAAAAGTTAAAGCCGCATGTGTGCCATTTACTGAGGTAGTTGGAGCTAGTTTTCAGGTTCCGATTTCTGAAGGATGGGATTTGACTGACCGCGGCGCAGAAAGTAGTTTGGTTAACTTCGTTAAACCTAACTTTGATACGTCAATTGTAAGCCCTAAAAATAAGGATGGCGCAGTAGCAATTGATATTTATCAGCAAGCAGAAGTTAATGTCAGTATCATGCAACAGGAAATAAAGCAGGCTGTAAATGCTGTTGCCAGAGCTGAATTACAAGAAATAATTCGATCGATGAATGCCTCTGCAACGACAAATATTGTCGCAGATGGCGCCACGAATCTTCCAATTGCAAAAATTGCAGAAGCAAAAAGAATGCTTAGGGAAAACAATGTTGATGAAGATACTCTATATTTAATGATGCATGCATCACAACTTGAGAGTTTATTGAATCAAGAAAAAGCAACAAGCGCTGATTATGTAAGTTTGAGAGCATTAGATTCAGGAGAAAAAGATAGTTTCTATGGTTTCAAGATAATCACATTTGGAAATGTAAGCACTGGTGGTTTGCCAAAAACCGGGGATATCAGGACAATTTTTGCTTGGGCAAAGTCCTCTATGGCTAATGTTTGGTGGAAATTAAAGAATGGAAGTCCAAATATTGATGTCTATTACAATAGAGATCGTAAGTCTGACATTATCAGTCCAGAGCTTAAATTCGGGTCACAGAACTGTCTACTAAAAGGTCTGGTTAAGATCAATTGTGACGAAACCAAATAATAGGAGTGTAAAATATGTCTTTTGATGTTGTAAATTTAGCTCAGACGGACGCAGGTTTTAATAAATCTGTTGCTCCTACTATGAGAAGTTATACCGATACTGCACAAACCCGCGCAACAATGATTGCTAGCGCATTCTTCAATGATGTTGATGGAATTTTGAGGGTAAATGATGTGTTCCATATCACCGGAAGTGATGGTATTGGGATTTATTATGTTACTGCTGTAACGCCTAATGTAACGTTAGGAACGCTAGTAGCGAGTTCATAATACATTTGATATTCACCCGGGTATTAAAAATATCTGGGTGAATAATTTTGGAATAATATATGCCTTCATTACCATCAACAAATTCAGCTGAACAGTCGAAAGTTAGAACGATATCTAATGCATTTGTTTTGTTAGGCAAACAACCAATAAATCAACTAGATACTACTAACGCGCTTCATAATGCCGCTTCTAATATATATGATTTGATGGTTAGAGTTCTTTTGTCAGATCATCCCTGGAATTTTGCAAAAAAAGAGGTTGATTTACAGCTTACGACAGAGACTTCTTCGAATGAAGATAAATGGAAGTATGTATTTAAATTACCTTCTATCCCTCAAATACTTGTTATCTATGGTGTTTATCCAAAAACAGATTACGATATTTTTGAGGATAGGTTATACAGTAATCAGAATGAATTAAAGTTAACCTATATATATAAAGTTAGAGAGGATGATTTTCCTACTTATTTCGAACTAGCGATAACTTATAAAACCTGTTCTTCACTTGCATTGGCTGTTACTCAAAACCCAGCAATTGTAAATGAATGGTCAAAACAATCTCAATTACAATTAGTAAGGGCTAGACAATTAGATTCTTCGCAGGCGCCATCAGTTCAAATTGATCCAAACAACGATATATATTCGTCATTTTTCACTTAAAAAGGAATAAATATGCCGAATGTTTTAATTAATCAATACGATTTTACACACGGCGAGTTATCAGAATTAAATTATGCTAGATCAGATCTAGATATTTATAAGAAAAGTGCAGCAAGATTAAGAAATGTTACAGTAAAAACATCTGGATCTGTAAGCCGAAGATTTGGAACTAAATATATTGATGAGCTTCTAGTAAATAATGATGACTTTATGATTACTTCTTTTGAATATAATGAAGATGAATCATATCTTATTGTACTTACAGATCTTTTTATAACAGTCTATTTAAATGACGAAGTTGTAAGCACAGTTATATCTGAGTATGGATTTAATGTCTTAAGAGATAAAAAACTTAAATTCACATCAACAGAAAGCGCAGTAATAATAACCAATGAAAACAGAAAGCCAACCGAATTAAAGAGGGGCGCAACTTCTGTAGATTGGTCGCTGGATGAAATTTCTTTTAAGAATCTTCCTACCTATGAATTTAACCAAGATTATGACGATATTCGTTTTAAATTATCCGATGTAAAACAAGGTAATCAATCATTTCTAGACTCATCTTCGGCATTCTTTACAGAAGAATATGTCGGTGGAACAATAGTTGGTATTGGAACAGAATTAGGAACAGAGCCTGGATATGCCAGAATTATTGCGTATGTATCTTCGACTACAGTTAATGTCACGATACTTAGTAGTTTTGACGAGGGTTATAATAATGGGTCTGGTTTGTTGGGAACAACAATGCTAATTACTGAACCAGTATTCAGTGACGCAAAGGGATGGCCTATTTCAGCAACATTTTTTGAGAGTAGACTTTGGTTCGGTGGGTCGAAATCATTAAAAAATGGAATATTTGGATCTGTAACTAATAGCATCTATGATTTCGACGGAGGAACTGGTGAACCATCTGATGGAATAATAAGAATTGTTGATCCGGGACTAGAAATACAAAACATAACATCAGCAAAAAATCTTCAGATATTTACCCTAACCTCAGAGTATGCTGCATTCTCTCAGTTAAATGGCGCATTAACACCTGAATCGGCATCGATAAAAAGGCAATCTGAGGAGGGAAGTAACTATTTGGTTCAACCAAGATTCTTCGACAATCAAACTTTTTTTATCAAGAGAGATGGCAAACAATTAATATCGTTGGTTTATGATTCAAACTCTGATTCTTATCAGTCAATTCCTGTTAGTGTTTTATCCACTAATATGATAAGAGATCCTAGATCTATATCAATTTATAAAGGAACCAAATCAGATCCGTTTAATTATGTATTCATAGTAAATGATGATGGGACTCTTGCGGTTTACCAAAGTTTTTTAGAGGAAAAGGTATCGGCTTTTACATTATCTGATACTGCAGATCAAAGTTCTGGAGAGTTTAAAGATGTAACTACAGTTGGAAGTGATATTTATTTTATTGTAAGAAGGATCATTAACGGGTCCGATAAAAATTATATAGAAAAATTAAGATGGGATATTTATACAGATAGTTCTTATGAAAAAACGTATGTAACGCCAACATCTATTATAGATAATCTTGACCACCTTAATGGTCTTTCTGTATCCCCGATAGGAGATGGATATAGATATGAAGACCAAGTTGTTACAGATGGAGAAATTGAACTGCCAGATGTGGTTTCAGATATAAATGTTGGATTAAACTATTTTCCTGTAATTAGAACACTACCGGTTAGTGCAAATCTACAACAGGGCCCGATAACTTATTTAAATAAAAAGATAGTTAGTGTCTGGATTGATTATTATGAATCATTAGGCATATATATTAATGATGTTTTGATACCCGCACGTGAGTTCGGCGGAGAACTACCATATCCTCCTTCAGATGAACAAACCGGAGTATATGAACACATTAATTTTGGGGATTGGTTATCTAGAAATTATGTTGAGATAACACAAAAAGACCCACTACCAATGACAATTAGAGGTTTGGGATTTAAAGTAAATGTGTCTATGGTTTAATAACATTAATTTAATTAAACTTGTTTTAATAAGTTTGGAGATAACAAAAGATGTTTTTAGCGTTCCTTTCTGTTTTAGGTGATGCTTTCTCAATAGGTGGAATAATAAGTTCCACTGAATCTGAAGAACAACAGTTAAGGCTAGATTCAATAAATCTTAAGAGACAAGAGGCGGTTGCAAAATCTCAGGCCTCACAGAAAGCAATAGAACAAGATAAAAAAATGTCTCACATTCTTAGCGCTGAAAATGTTGAATCAGCGGTTCAAGGAACTACTCCGGCAGGATTTTCTGCTATCACTATGAATAATATTAGAAATTTCGCAGAGGACAGGCAAAATCTTAATACTAACGAGCGCCTTTCTGAGGATATATTTAAATCTAAAGAAGAAAGTGTTAAAGCAGCAAAATCTCAACTTCATTCTGCTGAATTTCTTTCGATTGGATCAACATTGATAAAAGGTACTATGAAAGAAAATCCTTTATCTTCTGTGAATATTGGTGGTTCAAAATCTAATGCGGCATCCAACGAACTTATCAGTAGCATATTTGGAGAATAATAATGGGATTTCCTGTATATACAGCACAAGTACCTATAGAAGATCCTGGGAATGCTCAGGCTCTGCCAAATCCAATATCAAAACCTCTTGAGCAACTTGGTGGAACTTTAGTAACAGATTCGGCAGTCTTAAAAAGACAAAAACTATTGTCTGATAAATACACATATCAAACAGATATAGCCACTCAAGTAAATAAGTACTATCAAGATTCATTGAAAATTGCTGATCCAAATTCCGCAAGAAAAGAATTTATAGCAAAAGTAAAAGGATATAGGTCTGGTCTTATACCAAATATAGACCAAGAATTAGTTCCGTGGGCAAATAGGAATTTTGCATTCTATAGTATGAGTGCAAATAATAAGATTCAGGCAAGAATAAATGAATCAGCTAGAGCAGAGCAGTTATCATTATTAAATAATAATGTATCAAGCAATACAAATTTGATGGAGCAAGAGTTATTGCAGAATAATCAAGGTGTTGCAGTAACTCACAGATTAGCAACGGAAAGAATGATTTCTGATGCTAATGACAAGGGAATCATTTCTCCAACGGCTTATGTAAATCTACAAAATAATTTAAAAGACTCATGGAATAAATCATCAGTTCTTGGAGAATATCAGTTATCACTTAATCAAGGCCTAAAACAGTCCGCAAAATTTAAGGAACAATTTCTAAAAACCCCAAACGCAAAATTTTCAGAGGACGATAAATTAAAAATGATGCGTTTGTTCGGCGCATACGATCAACAGAAAGCACAGGCAGCAGGATATACGAAACAGAATTATGACAATGTTTCCAATAGGTTGGTTTATAATACAACTTATGGAATTGATGATTCTAAAGAAAATCAAGCAGTTGAATATTTAAAACTATTAAATCCATCTAAGTTTCAGGCAAAAGTTGCCCCTCGGTTAGATGAGGCATCAAAAGTTAATTCAATTTTGACTCAATATAAATATTCATCTCCTTCGAGGATGAAGTCAGCAATTAGCGAATTAAAAATAACGGCACCAAGTTTTGAGGACAGCAAAATAAATCAAAAGGCATCTTCTATATTAGAGGCAGATGTGCAGAATATGGAGAGTGATCCAGTACGATATTTCGCTAGTAGTCCGACACTTAAATCAGAAATTGTACATGCAAGGACTACAGGGATATCTACTGTTCCTAATGTTATTGTTAATTATCAAAAAGCTATTGGGATAAAAGAGAAAGATATTAAAGCAGTTCCGAATCTTGTTGCATCCAATGTAGTAAATGCTATTAAACAGTATCCAATGGTGCCAAATCCAGAACAACCGAATGTTCCTACGCAGTCTCAGGCTTTAGCAAGAGTAGTTACTGGATTTCATGGCCAATCAAGGTATTATTTCTTAAGACAATTACAACAATCAGGCCTTCCATCTGCATCTCAGTATCTATTAAGAATTTCAAATTCTGATGATAATCAAGTTAAAGCATTACAAACTGATGCAGCAGTTGCATTTAGTAGAAATATTGATGATTACAAGAATATATTGGATGCCCATTCAACTAATGTTAGCGGATTAAGTAAGACTATTTATGGCAATTCGATGTTCCAGAACTATTTAGAATCTATGCAAGGATTTAAGGGAGATATATCAAAGCCAGTAAATAATCTAGTCAAACATGCGCAATTACTTTCTGCTCAATTAATGTCTCAAGGAGAATCAAAAGACGATGCAGTAAATAATTCAATGAAAGCACTAACAAGCGGTATTGCATACGGATCTTATCATGGATATTCATTTCAATATCCAAAAGAGTTCTCAGGAATTGGTGGAAATATCCTTACAAATATTGGCGGCCCAACAAATTCTGGCATGATAAATAGAGCGGTTGATTATCTACATAGCACAGCCTTAAATTCTGATTTGTTTGTTCCACTACATATTGGCAATGCACTACCCAAAGATGCTCGCAAGGAAGTCGTTAATAGTTATGTTTTATCAACAAGTTATATAAAACAAACTCCTGATGGACTTGGATTGGAGTTGGCAAACCAGGACGGAGTTCCGTTAAAAACAACTGACGGTAAAAAATTTGAGGTATTGTTTAAGGACTTAAGAAATCCATCTTCTGAAATTAATGAAAAATTATCGAATTTCGAAGCAGTTTTGAAAAAAGATAGAACAGATCAATTGCAAGGTGCCTTATCAAAAACTAATGTTAAATTAATGAGCGGGATGTCATTGGTAGACATTGCAAAAAGACTTAGCGGGATAGAGGGTAGATAATGTCATATATCCCCGTAATAACAGAAGATCAAGATGCCCTACAATATGGCACTCCTACGATGCCTGTTCCTAATAAAGCAGATATACTTAAGTCTGAGGTAGAAAACGGGCTCACTTCACTTCCATTCTCGTGGGGTCTTTCTCATTTGACTAATATCATGAATCACCACTATAAAGTTGGAAGATTTCTGACACCAGATGATATTAAATTAGAATACCCAAATGTTTCATTTAAAAATGGTGAGTATGAGAGTGTTGTTCGTCAAGATTCCCATGAAAAAGCTATCAAAGACTTTAACGATTCTGTTTTAGAAAATAGCGCACACACATTTGGCGCAGAAGGAACGAAATTTACTGGCTGGTTACTATCTACTGCATTAAGCCCTATAGGAGCGATTATTGGCCTTCCGGCGGAAAGATTTGTTGGAAGGCTTGGCTCATCATTGATGGGTAAATTAAGCGAGTCATCGACACTAAGCAGGGTTCTAACAAAAGGAGCAATTGGGGGATTAGAAGGAGGGGTTGTAACTACTCCGTTTTCTGTTGCAAATTATATGCAGGCAAAAGACTTGCAAGAACCTTATAGCGATTTGGATGCTCTTGAAAATTTTGGACTTGGATCATTATTTGGTGGTGCATTAAGAACAGTATTTGGGTTTAGAAATGTAATAGATAGAGACACAAATGATGCTGCTTTAAAAACTGCTTATGACCAAATGAATGCAGGTAAAAAAGTTGATATAAATCCTATTGTTAAGAATGGTGTAATTAATAATATTAAGAATGACGGAATAAGTTTAGAAGATGCTCAAAATGCTCATGCATCATTAGACGATGCAATTGGACGATTTGAATCTGAAATGCCAGAAACTAAATCTAATTTGTTTGAAAAGAATCAAATTGGTAATCCAACAGAACAATCTGCATTTTTGGAATCATTAGATCATGAAAATAAAGATGACTATATTGAAAATATTAGAAAAAATGAAAAGTATTCTAATATATCTGATGATAGATTATCACAATTATATGATCTAAAAAACTCAAAAGAATCAATAGATTATGAAAGGAAGATAAATAATTATAATCATGTAAAATCAATACGTGACGATATGTCGCCTTATGTAACGGCAAAAGAATCAGAATTAAAGCCAACAACCAGTTCTGAACTTATTAATAAAGTAAATTATATAAATTCATGGAAGGGAGAAAGTAGCACAGACATTAATGACTATCTGGAATCAGAAGAAAATAAAAGAATATTGTCAGATGAGACTAAAAATCCAAATAAAAAAAGAGATAATGATATTAAAAATTACACTGATTTTATTAATGAGATTATGGAAAGTCCTGATACTGATAAAGAACTTAAAAGTGAATTTAAAGATACAATAGAAAAACTAGGTAATGAAGATAAAAATATTAAACTAAAGCATGATAGCCTTAAAAAGGCTATTAGGTGCATCATTGGGGCGACAGAAGAATAATGCCAGTAACATTTTGTTATAACGATTTTAAAAAAAGCGTGAAAAGCATCATGAGTTCTGATGATGCAGACAAGTTGCTAGATAATGTAAGAAAGAGAGCAGAAGAACGTTATAGAAAACGACTTGAGCCGAAGGCAGAGGCTTATCACAAAACGATAGAAGAATTAATTAATGATGATATAGAAAAACAAAAGGGTCAAAGACGTCAGACACTTTATAATATGATCGCTTCAAAACAATTTGAAGATCAAATAATAAAGGGAGAAAAGTATATAGATAGGGCGCTCCCAGGAGCATTTATAGGATATGAGTCGAATGTATTTAAAAGCAGAGATTCTGTGATTAATTCAATACGAACTCATCAAATTAGGACCACTGGAAATTTCTTATCAAATCTATATAAAACAAAGACATATGATCTATTTAATAATAGAAAGATAAGTTCGGAGCTTTCAAAAGCATTATGGGATAGAAGTTCTGCGAATGAAAAAGTTAATCAGCTTGCAGATGTAATAAAGGGAGTGCAAAAATATTCTAGGGAGATGATGAGTGAAGTGGGTGTTGACCCAAGTGAGGCAGAAAATTATACGGCATCAACAGTTCATGTTAAAAGAAAAATGCTAAGTGGCACTGGATCTGGAATAAAAGATAGCGCATTGAGAGCAAGATTATTGGCAAAGTACAAGGGAAATTATAGGGCTGCCGACATAGAATTTAGGGATATGGCCTATAATCGTTGGAAAAATACAATAGCGCCTTTGACTGATGAAGATAGAACATTTGAGAGGGGAATAGAAACTCCGGAAGATGAAGAGAAATTTTTTAAATCATTTTATGAATCAGTTACAAAAGGGATAAGAAGATTTCCTGTTGTAAATAATGTTGAGGTTGGACATCCATTTATTACTAATATAGGAGCAAATATTAGAAATAAACTTGAGGCTGAGCGAGTTTGGTTCCCAAAAGACGGGGAATCGTGGGATGCATACAATAAAGAATATGGTTATGGAACGACACAAGATGCAATCGTTGCTCAATTAAATAAAATATCTCATTCTGTTGGTGTAATGAAAAAACTTGGATCTTCGCCGGCCGTCTCTGGAGAACGGATAATACGCAAGATAGGAAGAAAATTTAGGGATGATCCGCGCATCACAAAAGCAACAAAGAACGCGAGAAAGGCTTTAAAGGCAATTATTTCTGATCCCACCGATGATATGGATGGATTTGTAGGAAAAATATTCCATTCTCTAAATTTCATGGCATACGCAAGATTAGGGTCGATAGCATTATCGTCAATACCAGATGTTAATACAATAGCTTCTGCTCTTAGGCCATTTGGAGTAAAATTCTTAGAGGCAAATGCCTCTTTTATAAAAGAATTATTAAGCGGGATGCCGAAGGGTGAATACAGAGAACTCGGTCTCAATCTAGGAACATATTCAGAAGGAACCATGGGCTCAATGTATTCACGTTTTGGCTCCATTGGTAATCCTGGCGTATATTCAAAATTATTGGAAATTCAAGATAAGTTAAGTCTTATTAACTATTGGGATAATATCGGTAGGTTCTCAATGGGGGTTACATTATCCAATCAATTCTCAAGATTATTAGACAAATCATTTTCTTCTCTTAATGATCTTGCTTCCGGCTCATTTACTAAATATGGAATAGACGAAGGATTTTGGAATTTATTAAAAAATTCAAAAGGTGATATACAACCTATTCGTGGAAGAAAATTTATCACTCCAAGTATTATAGATAATATCGATGAAGATGATTTGTTGAATTACTATTACGGTAAAAATATCAAAAGAAACAGGGAGTTTAAATTAAATCTGGCAAAAACAGATCTAAAAAATAGATTGTTAAATTTCTTTGTTGATGGGTCTTCATACGGGAAAATATTTCCTGATGCTGGAGATTTGCATATAGCCCGCTTCAGAAGTACATCTCCGCCAAATAGTATCCCTGGCCAGTTGCTAAAAATGATAACTACATTTAAATCATTTGGCGTTGCTCAAACAAGAAGAACTCTTGGAAGATTTTTATATGCAAAGGGAGCAACAAGCATATATGACGCTCTAGTTAATGGTAAGGCTGATTATGGTGGGTTGGCACAGTATATGCTTGGATCAATTCCGTACGGATACATTTCTATGGCATCAAAATATATCGCTAGAGGAGATCAACCGCCAGATCTAAGAAAACCTGAAACATGGAAAGATATATTAATGTCTGGCGGAACATTATTCTCATACGGCGATTTAGTTTATGACGCATACGGAAAGAACGGAAGAGTTGGTTCGTCAATATTGGGACCTCAAATTAATACCGCAAAAGATATTTTAAATATCATTGGAGAGTTAGGGGCTGGAAAGATCAAATCAGCTCAAAAGGGCCTTTTAAATATAGTGCAGTATAATACACCCATTATTAATACATTTTATTTTAAAAAGGCCCTAGACTTATTACTTTTCAATAAATTACATGAAGCTGTTGACCCGACATATCAATGGAAAGAAAGAGAATGGCAACAACGAAATGGAATGAAACCACTATTTTAAGGAGACATACTGATGGCAATTGAAGACTCATTTTCTCGTGTTCAATACACTGCAATACTTGGTCAGACACAATTTGACGGACCATCAAACGCAAAAATATTTGAGATTACTGATGTTAAGGTATATTTAACTCCGTTAGGTCAATCACCAAACGAAAGTGTTGATATTTTATCATTAGATATTGATTATACCGTAGTATTTGACAATGTTTCTTTCTATATTACATTAATTGTTCCAGCTGCTGCGGGTGATACTGTAACGGTTGAAAGATCAATTCCATATAACAGGAAAGATGATTATCAAACAGAGGGTACTTTTACTGGCAACAGAATGGATCTTAATTTAGATAGAATTACTGGTCAGATAGAACAGATAAGATCTGATTTGTATCTTACTGGACTGCTTTACGATACTACAACAGAAGGATTAACAGAGGGTTTTTTGAGATTTCCTAAATTAGGCCCATTACAATTATTAAGAGCAAATGCCAGTGGATCCGGATTAGAAGCTGTAACATTTGATGAAAATCCAGATTGGTCAACATTAAGATCAGAATTGGAAAATGACCAAGAGTTTACTGATGGAGCTAGAATTGTCGGGTATTTCAACACTGTTCTTAGCGGTAGCACAACAGTTCATGATGCTCTAGATTATATTTTAGATAAAGATCATAACGGGCCGCCATTTTCTTCGGCTCTTGATATTATAAAAGATTCAACTGATGACACGAAATTATTAAAATTTGATGTTTCAAATATCGCTACTGGAACAACAAGAACAATATCTATGCCTGATAATAACGTGTCACTTGCAAATTCAACTGAAACAAGTTCAGGTTTAATAGAAATAGCTACTCAATCAGAAGTAGATGATGGAACAGATAATACAAAAGCTGTTACTCCGTTAAAACTTAAAAACTATATTGAGGATAATTATATTATGGTTACAGCACTTGCTAATACAACTAAAACAGGAGTAATAATTAGTTCTATTAATCTTTCTGTATCTAAAACAGGAGAAGGAATTTACGAATATTCATTTATAGAACCACTTGATAATATTAATTATGTAGTGATATGTAACAATAATGATTCTTTTATACCTACTATAATAGTATTAAATAAAACTACTTCAGGATTTAAAGTAGAGACTTACGCATCAGGGACTGGATATATAACAGATCATAGTCATAAAGTTAGAGTTTATTCAAAATAATGATAGTTGAATTTCCATATAATCTAAAATGGAGGCCTTATCAACAGGAGGTTTGGAATGAGTTTTTTGGCGGCAATAAAAATCGGTTTGTTCATGTGTGGCATAGAAGAAGTGGAAAAGACTTTTTATGGTTCCAAATAATGATAGCGTCCGCTTTGAAGAAGAAAGCAAACTATTTGTATACATTACCAACAAATCAGCAGGCTAGAACTGTTATCTGGGAGGGAATAACGGAGGACGGTACAAGATTTATCGATATGATACCCAAAGAACTTCTAAAGGATGATGTTAATAATGGCCGAAGCAAACAACAGATGACCATTGAATTTAGAAATGGATCAATATTAAGAATAGGGGGGGCCGATAATTTCGATAGACTTGTTGGTGGTAACTTCTATGGGATAGTTCACTCTGAATATAGTCTTCAAAATCCGTTGGCATGGACTTATTTCAGTCCAATGCTTAGGAGAAATAAAGGGTGGGCATCATTTATTTTTACATTTAGAGGGAAAAATCATGCATATAAGTTATTTAATAGTATAAAAAACAATGATGACTATTTTTCTAATTTGTTAACAATACGTGATACTTCAAATAATGATGGTACTCCAGTAATAAGCGAAGAAGATGTACAAAAAGAACGCGAGAGTGGGCTAATATCAGAGAATAAAATTCTGCAGGAATATTATTGTTCTCCAGACGCTCACTCAGAGGGAGCATATTTCTTAAAACAGTTAGAAAGAATGAGGAATACAAACAGGATTTATGATTTCCAAATAGAAAATAAATATCCTGTATTTACAGCGTGGGATTTGGGCATTAATGATAGTACTGCAATATGGTTTTTTCAATATATTAATAATGCACCTCATGCTATATTTTATTATGAAAATAGAAACCAATCTGCGCAACATTATGTTAATATAATCAATGAGATAAAGGGTAAATATAATTTAACTTACTGCATGCATTTTTTGCCTCATGACGGCGGCCATAGAGAAAAGCAAACAGGTAAAACATATAAAGATTATTTATTTGATTTGGGTCTTTATCCTTCAAGAGTTGTGTCTCGCTGTAAGTCGGAATTAGACGCAATAGAGAATGCTAGAAATTTCATGGACAAACTGTTTATCCATGAAACAAATTGTAAGCATGGTATTGAATGTATAAGCGAATATCACTCAGTGTTTAATGAGAAAAATAACATATTAGGAAGCAAACCTGTTCACGATTGGTCATCTCATGGAACAAAGGCTTTGATGACTTATTCAGAACATTATTCTAGCCATGGAAATGATATTACGCACCAAAATTTCTTTATAGAAAATGTAGTTAATTCTTATTCACTTTGAAAATTTAAGGAATACATATTATGCCAAACAAGATTTTAAGAGATTATGTAATTTCAAATCCTGTGACTAACTTAGTGTCATTAAAAGCTGTTGTTACAACTTCATTTGTCACACAAAAAAATATCATTATTATGAGTGATATTGGTCTTTTTTATTATGACTCAACTTCTACTGCAACTCCAGATGATGAATCTGTTATAAAACCAAATGATGTAACATTACCAGATCCTGGAAGATGGTTAATTGTTGGAGAAAAAACAAGTTTAAATTATGTTGCAAACGCTGGTTGGATAAGCGGAGGTGAAATAACTGATAATCTTGATGGGACAATAGATGTTGCTGCAGGATCTGGTTATTTTAGAGTAAGTGATTCTGAAACTGCAGATATAGTAAAGTTAGAGTGGAGTGAAACAACGAATATTTCGTTAGTAGATGCTTCCGAAAATTATGTATATGTTGACCGAAATGGAGGATCTCCGATAATCTCTACTACAACAACCGGAAGTTTAGTAAAAGATAATGAATGGACAAAATGGGAGATTTCAGAAATATTTAGAGAAGGGACGGAACTACATATAAGCCCGCATAAGCAAATATCGACTGACGTTGGGCGATTGTTGCAAATATTCTTGTATGATGATAGTGAATTAAAAAGGACTAGAGGAATAAAGATAGGATCTACTGGAACAAGAAATGTTACGGTTTCTGATGGTAAATTATGGACAAAATTAAATCCTATTTTATTTCCTGCTTTTGATAGTAGCGGATCTGATACTTTTGATAGGTATTACGATAACGGATCTGGCGGATTTATAAAACAAACCGGCATTACTCAATGTGATAATGGTTTTTATGATGATGGATCAGGCTCATTAGGGGCATTAAATACTAACTGGTATTCATGGCAATATTTTTGGGCTGAAGCAGATGGGGCAATAGTTAGCAGATATGGCGAGAATCAATATTCTAGTGCAGGAGCTTCTCTTTTGGATGAAAAACCATCAAATAATCCAGAAAGAATATCAGATCATGCAACACATATAGGAAGAATTAGAGTAAGAAATGGATCGGATGATGTGTTGGTTCAAAGTGTATTTGAAACACAATATTCTGCGAATGTAGAATCTAACCATGCGGAACTTTCTAATTTGACGTATGCGGCTTCTGGTCACAGAACAACATTCCAAAGAAAAACAACTGTTCAATCAACAGATCCTACTGTCAACGATGATTACAATGAAGGTTATGATGTTGGTCAATGGTGGATAAATTCTTTGTTAGAATATATTTTTGTTTTAACAGATTCAACTGTTGGAGCTGCTGTTTGGAAACAAATACCAAAAATGGATGATATTGCAAATCCAGATGTTAAGTATTTTATAGCAACAGCATCTCAAAATGTTTTTACTTTGGATGTAGTTCCTGCTTATCCGACTAAAAATATTCTTTGTAGGAACGGACAGGTAAGTAAATATGGTACTGATTATACTATTTCAGGAACAATACTTACGTGGATTGGTGCTACATTAATAAATAATGACAAAATAGATTTTTATTACTCATATGATAACGCTGTATCTTCTGGCACTTTTAAAATAATAGAGGAAATTGCTTTTGATTATTCAACAACTAATCAAGGATATAGAGTTAGACCTGCGGCAGGAACTGCATCTATGTGGGGTACTTTTCTTATTCCCCGTGATTTTAATTCAATAATAGATCTATCAATAGATTTGTCAATAAGTGCAGGGGCTGCCGGACCAGATAAAAGTATAGATATTACAACACGATACTGCGCTTATGGAGAAGACTTAAATACACATAGTGAATCAGATATTGGTACATTACATGATTTTTCCGGACTAACAGATAGCAGAACAAAAATTGACATAACTTCTGTTATAACTGGTGTATCAGCAGGAGATAGAGTTGGTATTGACATGGATAATAATTTAATAGGTGGTTATATTTATGTTTTTGGAATTGAAGGGACATATATTTAAAAAATAAAGGGGTATTATTATGTTTACTTATGATTACACTAGAAAAGATTCTAATGGGTCTTATGATATTATTGATTTATCGCAGTTAAAAACTGAAATTAAGAAAAGTTTATTAAATTTACGTAGATTAGAATACCATCATGACGATCTATTTGTTACATTTGATGTTATTTTAGATTCAGAACAAAAGGAATCACTTGATACAATTGTAAACAATCATGTTTCTAATCCAACGGAGGATATTTAATATGTCGATTTTACAAAAAGATCAATTAGATACTGATATAGCATATACAAATGTTGATAATGATTTTACACAGCAATCTTTTACTTCAATAAAGTTGAATAATTTAGTGGGTGGGTCCAATCCATTTTTGGTGCAAGCATCTAATGTTGATGGATTTTGCGGCGGGGCTCAAATATCTAATTTTCTGACATCTACCGGAGGAACTGTGCAAATTGTAAGTGATGGTCATGGTGCCGCTAATCTTGAGGTCGAAGGAGGGTCTATAAGCAAATGGACATATAATGTAGGTGACGACCAATTATACCCTACCGAAACATCCGCATCTGTTAGAAGCAACTCATTTTTTATGGTTGAAAGATCAGGAATATCAGATAATTGCTTTACCAGATATAAAAATACTAATCCTTTAATAGATCAAGAATGGGATATTGGGTTATTAACTGGAGGAGGGGGTTTTTTTGGAATCTATAACGTAACAAAAAATTCTTTTCCAATTGTTTTAGATAAAGATGTAGGCGATTATGCTTTACAATTAGAATGGAATGCTATCGCATCTAAAAATGTAATTTTATTTGACTCTGTCTCATACGGTCCAGCTGATTATTTTAAATTTTCTAATTATGTTATTAACATAAATGTTGATGACCAAGTTGGATTTAATACACAGCCATCTGACTTTGAAACATCAGATATTTTTAGGTTGAACGGAGATTTATTTTGGCTAAATACTTCTGGTGATTTATTCAGGAAAAATAATTCATTCACGGGATTTAATGGATATTATAATTCCGGGTTTAAAGTAAAATCTACTGGGCAAAGTTCCTATGTATTTAAACATAATGATTCTGCAAATAAAGTCACGCACTATTTAAGCACAACAACTACTGCTGAAGATGACTTAAAAGAAGTACATACACATGAAACAGATCGTGTGGGTATATCAGATCCATTTTATTACGTAGAAAAAGCTAACGGTATTAGACAAACAAATACATTTGAAAAACAGTCAATAGCTATTGATGAAATTATTAATACTGGAATACCGCCATTTATGGGATACCTTGAAATATCAGAGAGAGTTACTAATAGGATGGCTAGAGTAAGATGTAAATTTACTGCTTTAAGTGATCCGACAGGCGTTATGATTGAGACCCCTATTACTTTAACAAAAGATACGGCTTCATCGTTTAATGTATATTATTATGGCGGAACACTTCAAGTTCAAAATAAATTATCACTTACAGCTTCAGTAACTTTAAGTGTGTATGCCCAGAATTTTGATATATCATAGTTTATGATATATAATATAATTTATTATTATTTATATTTGATAGGATTTATATGAGCAAAGTTAATTTCCAATTATCATTAGAAGAATGCGAATTATTGAAAGATATTTTAGAAGTTGGGTCAAAATCTTTTAGAAAAGAACAATATAAAGTTGCATCAAAATTTTATTCTTATATTTGTAGTAAGATAGATAAAGCGTTAGTAACGAATAATAATGAAACGAAGAAAGATGAAAGTAAAACTAAGTGATATATCAATAGAAAACTTAAGAGGATGTAATCGTAATTTGATTACTCTTTTTACTATGGCAACCGAAGACTCACCTATAGACTTTTCTATTATATGTGGTTATAGAAATAAAGAAGATCAAGAAGATGCATTTAAAGGCGGATTTAGTAATCTTCATTTTCCGTACAGTAGACATAATGAATTTCCATCGATGGCCGTAGATGTTGTTCCATATCCTGTTGATTGGTCAGATTTAGACAAGTTTAAATTATTGGGCAAACATATCTTATCAGTTGCAAAAAGATTGGGAATAAAAGTTAAATGGCCAATAAAACTTAATAACGGTACAGTAGATTACCCGCATTATGAATTAAAAAAATAGCGATTAAAGGAGACAAGAATGGTTACAAAGAAAAAGGCGACTAAAGATAAATGGTATAAAAGACTATTAAAATTTATTAAATTGAATGCCAACATAATTGTTCCAACAATTATGGCGACTATTATTGTAGAATATTTATTGGCTGTAATATTTGGTTAATGTTTAATTATGTTTTCTATTATAGGAAAAGTTATACCATTTCTAGCAGGATCTTTTTCAGGGAAGGGTAAGTCAATGAAAGAATCAATAATAAATCCGATAACAGTAATCGGTAATATTGTAGATAATCTTACAACTTCGGACGAAGAACGAGGAAAGATTGAAATAGAAAAGGAAAAACTAAAGTATCAATTGTCTGTTCTTCAGTCAGAGATAATGAAGGCTGAAATACAAAATGGTCGCGGAAAATGGAGGTCTGCAATAGGATGGATTTGCGCGTATTGTCTTGGCATTTATTTTGCTGTTCAACCAACATTTGGGTTTTTCACTCATGCATATGTGTTTTTTAATACAGGTAAGTGGACTCCGATTAGTTTTAACATCCATGAAATAATGGAATTATTAGCATCAATTTTATGCGTTGGAACACTGAAGACTATAGAAAAGATAAAGATGCGAAAATAAAATAATGAGTTTAAAATGAAAAATGAGGAATTGCTTGAGTACATAAAAGATAATAAAGAAGACATGCAAAGGTTATTCGAAGATCTAAGGCTATCATTGAATAATTTAACGAATAAATTCGAAGAGCATGCATCAAGCGGATCAAAATATAGATTTCAAGTAGACAATAATAAAAAACACATCGACAAAATAAAACATAAGATAGACGGATCTATTCCAACTGTTTTAAAATTTGCAGATAGAGTAATAGAAAATGAGAATGGAATAGTCGAAATAAAATCTAATATTGATAAAATAAAGAAGAAAAATATCATCCTTGATATTTTCTCATCTCACCCAAAATTAATTACTGTAGTAGTATCAATGTTTGGGTGTATGCTTATTTTAATAAAAGAAAAACATCTCAGTATTTTTTAATATGTCTTCTTCTGTTTAAAACGATATTCTTATTATAAACACCATTTTTACATTCAATTGACATACTTGCTGTAGGAGAATTATTAACAACATTAGCGTCTAAATTAGTAGCTCCATTAATAGGAGTTCCGCTAAGTATTAATACTGGAGGTATATCTCTGTATCTTCCTGCTAGACCACTACTACTGTCTCGACTGAAATTTATTGAATATGACAAAAAGTAACTAGTTGGGATGTATATTAGTGCGCTGTCTGAATAATTCATTATACATTCTTCGTGTACGTGGTTTTGTCCGTCACTTATACGAAGAGGAATAGATATAGAGGTTGATGGAGGAAGGATTGTTAATTTATTAAATATAATATCTTTTGAAAATGCTGAAAAAGATATTATCATCAATGGTATTGCTGCAAATTTTATCGCGTTTTTCATTTTTGGACCTTCGTTGGTTATTATGATTTTAAATGATCCGTTTTTTTATTAGTCCTTGTTTTATTTTGAGAGGGCGAACCCTCTCATGACTTTGTTTTAATCGGTTTATAT